CTGATTCACCCAATGGTTGGCAATTTGATTCTTCCAGACACTAATTTAACAGCTACCATTAGAACTACAACAGGAACTAGCATTGATGGAAATGAAGAATCATTTAGAAATGCTGGAACTCAACCACTTACATTAAATGAAGATAATTATTTTGATTCTCCTAGAATTATAGCATCAAGAACAAACGAGCTCGCATTTGCTGATCAACTTCCTGGAAACAAATCCATGGAAATTACATTAAATCTTTCAACATCACAGAGAACAGTCAGTCCATTTATTGACTTGGATCGTCTTGCTGCTATCTTTGTATCTAACAGAGTAAATGCTCCAGTTTCTAATTATATTACAGATTCTAGAGTGACTACTATTCAAGATGATCCAACTGCTTTCACATATCACACAAAACCAATTGAACTAGAATTTGAAGCAACTTCTATAAGAGTTATTGTGTCTGCTCATGTCAATCAATATACTGACGTTAGAGCTTTCTACTCTATTATGAAATCTCCTAATGAAGAACCTATTTACTACCCATTCCCAGGATATAGAAATAGAATATCATCTGGACAAGTAATTGATGTTTCCCTAAATGACGGAACACCAGATAAATTATACAATAATAATTCTTCTCTTGGATATGTATCTGGAGATCTCAGTTTTATTGATTTGGAGTTCAATGTTGATAATCTCGAACCATTTAACTTCTTCTCAATTAAACTGTTAGGAACATCAACGAATCAAGCATTCCCACCAAGATTTAGAGATTTAAGAGTTATTGGATTGGCATAATATGGATAAAATAAAAGTTGAGAACGAATCACACCTCTATAGAGATGCAAAAACAAATGCTATAGTTAATACTAGTATAACAGAATATCAAAATTATGTACAAACTAGAAAAGTTAAAGAAAAGGAGGTTAAAAGAATTGAAGGTATTGAAAATGAATTGAATAGTTTAAAGAGTGATATCAATGATATAAAATCTTTACTTATGGAGATTAAAAATGGATCCAGATAAAATAACTTTAAACCAAATTAATAAGATGTTTGAATATGAAAAACTATCTAGAGATATAGATAGTATAGAAGATATTGAGACTTTAAGAAATTTAGCGAAGTCTTACATTAAATTATACTTTAGACAACAAGAAGTTTTAACCGAACTATAATGGCACAACCATCAACAAGACAAGAACTGATTGATTACTGTCTGAGGAAACTTGGTGCTCCAGTTTTGGAGATAAACGTTGCTGAAGAGCAAATAGATGATCTTGTTGATGATGCCATACAATATTTCCAAGAACGTCATTATGACGGTGTTTACCAAACATTTTTAAAATATCAAATTACTCAAGATGATATTAATAGAGGAAGAGCAAAAGGATTAAATGGAGTTGGAGTGGCAGTGACTTCAATTTCATCGGTTGGAGTTGGAGCTACATTTAATTATTATGAGAATAGTAATTATATTGAAGTTCCAAATCATGTGATTGGAGTAAATAAGATCTTTGCTTTTGAAGGATCCAATTCTATTTCAAGTGGGATGTTTAGTATTAAGTATCAATTATTCTTAAATGATATTTACTACTGGGGTTCAACAGAACTTTTGACTTATGCTATGACGAAAACGTATCTTGAAGATATTGATTTCTTACTTACTACTCAGAAGCAAATTAGATTTAATAAGAGGCAAGATAGATTATATTTGGATATTGATTGGTCAGCAATGACAGCAGGAAATTATTTGGTGATTGATTGCCATAGAATGTTAGATCCAAATCAATATTCTCAGGTCTGGAACGATTCTTTTGTTAAAAAATATTTAACTTCGCTAATTAAACGTCAATGGGGACAGAATTTAATTAAGTTCCAAGGGGTAAAACTTCCTGGTGGTGTAGAGTTTAATGGAAGACAACTCTATGATGATGCCCAAAGAGAAATTGATATGTTAATGGAAGAAATGTCTTCTACTTATGAACTTCCACCACTAGACATGATAGGGTAGTAAAAAATGTTAAATCCATTTTTTCTTCAAGGATCTAAAGGTGAACAAGATCTAGTACAGGATCTTATCAATGAGCAACTTAGGATGTATGGAATTGAAGTTTATTATATTCCGAGAGAATATATTACAGAAAAATCTGTAATTAAAGAAGTTATACAATCAGAATTTACTAGTGCTTATCCAATTGAAGCATATTTAGATACTTATGATGGATATGGTGGACAAGGAACAATATTGTCAAAATTTGGTATAGAAGATGTTGATGATGTAACTTTAATTATTTCAAGGGAAAGATATGAAACTTACATATCTCCATTAATTAGAGATATACCAAATATAAAACTTTCTTCAAGACCTAAAGAAGGTGATTTAATTTATTTCCCATTAGGAGATAGAATTTTTGAAATCAAGTATGTTGAGCATGAAAAACCATTTTATCAACTGAAAAAAACTTATGTTTATGAATTGAGATGTGAACTGTTCAGGTTCCAAGACGAAGTAATTGATACTGCTCTTGATTTTATTGATGATAATACATCAGATATTGGTTATATTCAGACTTTACAAATGGTTGGTGCCGCAGCAACTGCTAGTGCTTCTGCCACAATTAGAAATGGTGCCGTAAGATTAGTTACTATTACAAATAGAGGAAGAGGATATTCCTCTGCTCCAAGAGTAGCATTCTCATCTGCTCCTATTGGCGGTTTAACTGCCGTTGGAGTAGCTACAATGATTGGCAATATTGTTGATTTTTGTAATGTTGGAGATAGTGATTCACTAAGAGTTCAAGGAGTAAACATCGTAAACTCTGGATATGGATATACTGTAGCTCCAAGTATAGCATTTTTTGGAGATGGAGTTGGAACAGCAGCAACTACATATATTGGAGATGGTGTAGTTGGGTTAATTAACGTTACTAATGGTGGTGGTGGATATGCTACTCCACCAACAGTTACTATTGATGCTCCTACTGGAGTTGGAGTGACAATAAGAGCGACTGCTATATCCGCTATCAATACCGCAGGTGTAGTTACTGCGATTTATATTACGAATGGTGGTTTGGGATACGATTCCACCCCAACAGTAACAATAAGTTCTCCAATATCAGATTCTGGAAGTGGTTCATATCAATATAATGAGATAGTAACTGGATCAACTAGTGGTGTAACGGCAAGAGTAAAGTCTTGGAATATCGTTACTAATGTATTAGAAGTATCAAATTTAAGTGGATCTTTTGCTCCAGGAGAAACTATAGTTGGTTCAGCTTCTAGTGCTTCTTATGATCTAAGATTGCCGTATTCGGATAATCTCGCAGACGCAGGAGATTCTCATAATAAATATGGTAAGTATGAAGATAACTTTAATATTGAAACGGAAGCCGATCAAATAATTGACTTCTCAGAAAAAAATCCATTTGGAACACCGTAGAGGAATAGTAAATGTTTGAATATTTTTATCACGAAATTTTAAGAAGGACTATCATTGGATTTGGTACTCTTTTTAATAATATAAAGATCAAAAGCACCAATTCGTCTGGAGACGTTATATCGGAAATTAAAGTTCCTCTTGCTTATGGTCCCAAGCAAAAGTTTTTGGCAAGGCTTGAACAATCGCCAGAAGATTTGAATAATCCTGTAAGGATAACTTTGCCTAGGATGTCCTTTGAATTTACTGGATTAAATTATGATTCGGCTAGAAAAGTTACAACCACTCAATCATTTTTGGTTACTCCAAAAAATGATCCAAAAGCAGTCAAAAAAGCTTATATGCCGGTTCCATATAATATGGAATTTGATCTAACAATCATGACAAAGCATAATGATGATATGCTTCAAATTGTAGAGCAAATTGTACCATATTTTCAACCATCATATACTTTAAGTATTAATCTTGTTGATACTATTGGTGAAAGTAGAGATGTACCTTTTACCTTAAATAGTATTCTTATGGATGACGATTATGAGGGTGATCTTACTACTAGAAGAGCATTAACATATACTCTGAAGTTCACAGCAAAAACATATCTATTTGGTCCAATTCCATCTTCTGCCGATATTATCAAAAAAGTCAGTGTTGGATTTGTTGCTGGACATCAAGGATCAACTCAAAGAGATATTACCTTTAGAACAGAACCAACAGCAACTAAGAGTTATACTGATAATACAGTAACAACTATTTCTGAAGACTTACAATTGTCAACTGAAATGTTCTCTGTTGATGATTCTTCACAGATAACAAAGAATTCTTATATTACTATAGATTCTGAGACCATGAAGGTCTTAAAAGTTGGTCAAAATTCAATTACTGTTGAAAGAGGATCTTATGGAAGTAAGATTACTCAACATGTATCCGGAACTCCCATAAAACTAATTACATCTGCTGATAACGAATTGATTGAATTTGGAGATAATTTTGGCTTTGATCTAACATCATTCTAATTTTCTGGAGATAATATAATGGATAACGCATTTGATAGTCTTAATGAAGCTTTCAATATTATCGAAGAAACTTCAAGTGAAATTCAGAAAGTAGATGATGCCGAGGTTCAAGTTGTAAAGGATGAAAAGATAGATAAAAAACTAGATAAGAACGACGACATCAATAAAGATTATGAATACACTAGAGGTAATTTATACTCAATAATTGAAAAGGGTCAAGAAGCTATCAACGGTGTTCTTGAATTAGCACAAGAAACAGAATCTCCAAGAGCATATGAAGTTCTTGGACAATTGATTAAAAATGTATCAGATACTACTGACAAATTGTTGGATCTTCAGAAAAAGATTAAAGATATTGAAGATGATAAAGGATCTAAAGGTCCAACAAATGTCAC